CTTGACTACACTCCTGCACTCAATGCAAACCTTAACGTAGATGATACTGGCAATACTTTTGCTGGTGTTCTCAACGGTAAGTATAAAGTTTACATCGACCCATATTCGGGTGGTGCTGGCAACCCAGCAACTGGTGCAACTGGTGGTCAATACTACGTTGTCGGTTATAAGGGTTCTTCCCCTTATGATGCAGGTCTCTTCTATTGTCCTTATGTTCCTCTCCAAATGGTTCGTGCCGTTGGTGAGAACACCTTCCAACCAAAAATCGGATTCAAGACTCGTTATGGTCTTGTTGCTAACCCATTTGCCGAAGGTAAGCTTGATTCTGGTGCTGCTACTGCACTTGGTCAAATCTCGACCAACTCAAACCGTTACTACAGAAGAGTACAAGTCCAAAATCTTATGTGAGTTTCTTTTCACATTTTTCGAGGGTCCGAAAGGACCCTTTTTTTATGCCCATAAATAAAAATAAAAATGGCTTCACCCTCGTTATCAAATCAAATTGGAAATAAAAACTACTTATCTCCATTAGGTTTTAAGTTTGTATTATCAAAGTATCCAAAAATTGATTTCTTTTCTAATTCCGCAGAAATACCTGGAATTAATCTTGGTGTAGCAATTCAACCTACTTACTTAAAGGATATTCCAATTCCTGGTGATAAGATTTCTTATGATGATTTTAATTTAAAATTTTTTGTTGATGAAAATTTAGAAAATTATCTTCAAGTCCATAACTGGATACGAGGTCTTGGATATCCAGAAAGTGTTGCGGAATACCAAGAGTTTCTCAATCAAGACCCATACAATCCGGGAGTTCAGGATGCATCTTCCGGTCAATCTGATGGAAGTTTAATTATTTACAATAGCAATTACAATCCAGTAGCAACAGTTAGTTTTAAGGGTCTATTTCCAACATCACTTTCTACAATTAATTTTAATGCATCTAATGATGACGTTCAATATGTAACGGCAGAAGTCAATTTCAAGTATACTTTATATGATATAACAACTTATTGAAATTATGAACCTTGATGAAATTCAATCATTATGGGAGCAAGATTCAATTATAGACCAAGATAATCTACACGATGAGTCTATCAAAATACCTGCTCTTCACGCAAAATATTATAAACTTTATAACAACATACTTCTTCTCCGAAAACTAGAAGAAAACAAATACAAGATTTTAAAAAAAGAAAAATGGATGTATTACTCTGGTAAGGCAGAACCAGAAGTATATAAAGAAAAACCATTCGACCACAAGGTTTTAAAGCCAGATATAGATAAGTATATGGATGCCGACGAAGACTTAATTAAGTCAGTATCCAAAATAGATTACTACCAAACAATGATTAGTTATTTGGAAAGTATATTAAAGACAATCTTAAATAGAACTTACCAAATAAAAAATGCTATTGAATATATGAGATTTACAGCAGGATATGGATAATATCATTATAAATAATATGGGATGGAAATATGTTTTATGTCTGTTATATATAAAATAACAAATACTTTAAATCAAAAATTTTATATAGGATTCACAAGTCAAAAAAATCCAAAATGTAGATTTAATCAGCATTTGTCAACTGCTCGTTCAAAGAAGAAAAATAATCAACCAATTATTAAAGCAATAAGAAAATATGGTGAAGAAAATTTTTCTTTTGAAATTATATTGGAAGGTGAAGAAATATTTTTATTAAATGTGGAAGAACCAAGATTAATTAAAGAATTGAATCCAGAATATAATGCGACTTTTGGTGGTGAAGGGACTTTGGGATATAAGCACACAAAGGAAACAAAAATGAAATGTGCCTTATCTATGATAGGAAAAAAAGAAAGTGAAGAGCATAAAAAATGGAGAAGTAGAAAAGTAAAAGATGGATGGAAAAATCAAACCAAAGAGAAAAAAATACAAATATCAAATAAAAAATTAGAATCTAATAGTCAAAAAATTCAAATTGAAGTTGAAGGAATAAAATTTAAAAGTATAAATGAAGCTGCCAGATGGGCAGTAGATAAATACAGTATAGGACGAAATACTGCAATAAGATATATTAAAGAAGGTCGTTCATTTTCTAATAAAAAATTATTGAATTATAATTATAATGGAACATATAAAGGGTCAAAATATCTCTAGCAGTCATATAATCATCAAAAAGAAAAATGAAATTTATTTAGAAGTTATTTGTAGTGAAGAATACATAAGATGCGAATTGAGAGATTATTTTAAATTTGAAGTTCCAAATGCCCGTTTTATGCCCCAATATCGCAGTAAATATTGGAATGGAGAAATTCATTTATTTGATACGAGGGACAATACAATCTATGTTGGTCTTTTGGATAAACTAGTTGCTTGGGCTAAAAAATGCGAATATACAGTAGAGTTCAAAGATAATAAATTTTATGGTTCTCCATTTGAGGAGAATGAAATGATTTCTATGGAGGGTGTCTCTGATTATATGAAGAGCATCTCAAGACACGAACCAAGGGATTATCAAGTAAATGCTGTATATGATGCTTTGAGATATAATCGTAAACTTTTGATTTCTCCAACTGCTTCTGGTAAATCTTTGATGATTTACTCGATTGTTAGATACTTTGTAGAAAAAGAACATAATATTTTACTGATTGTTCCTACCACTTCATTGGTAGAACAAATGTATAAAGACTTTGATGATTATGGATGGAATGCCGAAGAGCATTGCCATAAGATTTATTCTGGTAAAGAAAAATCTACTAATAAAAGTGTAGTCATTACGACTTGGCAATCAATTTATAATCTTCCTAGGTCTTTCTTTGAGAATTTTGATGTGGTGATTGGAGATGAGGCACATCAATTTAAATCCAAATCTTTGGTTGGTATTATGACGAAGATGGATAACGCAAAGTATCGTTTTGGTTTCACAGGTACTTTGGATGGTTCGCAGACTCACAAGTGGGTTCTAGAGGGTTTATTCGGTCCCTCATACAAGGTTACACAAACAAAGGAACTTATTGAAAAAGGTTATCTATCAAAACTACAAATTAAAGTTCTTTTATTGAAACACAATCAACATCAATTTAATGAATATGAAGAAGAAATACAATATCTAATCACTCACGAAAAAAGAAATAAGTTTATTAAAAACTTATCTTTGGATTTGAAAGGAAATACTTTAATTCTTTTTAATCGTGTTGAAACACACGGTCAACCTTTATATGAGATGATAAATAGTTCAGCAGCAAAAGACAGAAAAATATTTTTTGTTTACGGTGGTGTTGATGCTGAGGAAAGGGAAAAGGTAAGAGAAATTACCGAAAAAGAAAACGATTCAATTATCGTTGCTTCATACGGAACATTTAGTACTGGCATTAATATTAAAAATCTTCATAATATTGTCTTTGCTAGTCCAAGTAAATCAAGAGTAAGAAATTTACAATCTATCGGTAGAGTTCTTCGTAAAGGAGAGAACAAGAACAAAGCAGTTCTTTATGACATTGCAGACGATATTACTTACAAATCAAAAAAGAATTACACTTTAAATCATTTAATTGAAAGAATTAAAATTTATAATGAAGAAAAGTTTAATTATGAAATTATACAACTAGACTTTAAGAAATAAATGGAAGAAGATTTTTATGCTATCATTAAATTAATATCAGGTGAGGAAATACTTTCTAAAGTTTGTCCTTGTGATGAAGAAGATAGGATTATATTAATTTTAGATAATCCTATCACTATGGAATCCATAACAATCCGTAAACTTGGAATATCAACTATCAAAGTAAGTCCGTGGATAAAGTTTGCCGATGACAGTATGTTTGTGATGGATATGGAAAAAGTAATAACAATGACAGAAATAACTGATGAAGATTTAATTAAAATACATCAAAAATTTGTTAGAGAGAAAAATAAAAAGTCCAATAAAAGTGAACTTACTTCTAAAATGGGATACTTATCTTCTATATCTGATGCCAGAAAATCCTTAGAGAAGATTTATAAATCTAATTAAAGATATAATTTATCTTCAACCCTAACAGAGTGATTATAGTCATATTGTTTATAGTTGTCAACTATTGCTATTGTGTGTTATAATAAGGAAAAGTAATCAGTTATGCCAATTTCAAAAATGAATAAAGTAAAGAAAAATCCACATTATGTAAATAATAAAGATTTTCACGATGCACTGATAAATTATAAAATTAAAGTAAATTCTGCAAAAGAAAAGGGTCTTCCCAATCCAGTGATTCCAAATTATCTTGGTGATTGTTTTTTGAAAATTGCTACACATTTATCATATCGTCCAAACTTTGTAAATTATATGTTTCGTGAAGATATGATTTCTGATGGTGTTGAAAATTGTGTTCAATATATTAATAACTTTGATGTAGAACGAACAAATCCCTTTGCTTATTTTACGCAAATCGTTTATTATGCTTTCTTGCGTCGTATTCAGAAGGAAAAAAGACAGATGGAAATCAAAGAAAAGATTCTCGAAAAAAGTGGTTTCGATCAGGTCTTTTCTGTTGATGGTGATGCCTTTAGTTCTTCTGACTACAATACAATTAAAGAAAACATTCAAATGAAACAATATCAATGAAGATTGGATTGATAACAGATACTCACTATGGGTTTCGTAAAGCAAATAAGCCATTTCACGAATACTTTGCTAAATTTTATGATGAAATATTTTTTCCATCATTAAAGAAAAACAAAATCAAAACAGTTATTCACTTGGGTGATGCTTTTGATAGTCGTAAGGGTATTGATTACTGGGCTCTTGATTGGGCAAAAGAAAATGTTTATGATAAATTTCAAGACTTAGGAATTACTGTTTATAATATTGTGGGAAATCACGATGCTTATTATAAAAACAGTAATGAAATCAATGCGATAGATACACTTCTTCAGCAATATTATAATGTAGTTAGAGTTTCTAAACCAACAGAATATATTATTGAAGGAATGAAAACAGTCCTTCTTCCTTGGATATGTGCTGATAATGAAAAAGAAACTTTTGAACTTCTTGAAGAAACAGAAGCAAAGATAGTTTTCGGTCACCTTGAACTAAATGGATTTGCGGTTTATCCAGGACACGTTCACGAAGAAGGATTAGACAAAAAAGTATTTCAAAAGTTTGATAGAGTTTATTCAGGACATTATCATACTCGTAGTGATGATGAAAGAATCTTTTATCTTGGAAATCCATATCAAATGTTTTGGAGTGATGTAAATGACAAAAGAGGATTTCATATTTTTGATACGGATGATTATAAACTAGACTATTATCAAAATCCTTACACGATGTTTGAGAGAGTTTATTATGAAAATAATAATCCAAAAGATTTTGACGCATCTTATTTGACTGACAAAATGGTTAAAATCGTTGTTCGTCAAAGGGATGACTATAAGATGTTTGATAAGTTTGTAGATTCGATAGTTAAAGTGAATCCATTAGAACTTAAAATTATTGAGAACGTTGATGTCTATGATGAAAATGTGAATTGTGATGAAATACCCACAGAGGATACATTGAGTATTTTAGATAAATATGTGGAAGAGTCTGAATTTGAATTAGACAAAAACATAATCAAAAAACTCTTACGGGAATTTTATAAAGAAGCATTGGAAGTAGAATAATGTTTTTACTCACTATCGCAGAAAAAGAAGAAGAAGGGGCATATGCAGTAACCGATTCTAATGGTGAAAAGGCATTATATTTTTTCGAAGAAGAGGATGATGCTGAAAGGTATGCTGGTCTTCTAATGGCGGAAGATTATCCAGAAATGACTGTGGTAGAAGTAGACGATGAAATGGGAATAAAGACTTGTGAGATGTATGGATATAATTATGTTATAATTACCCCAAATGAATTTGTGATACCACCAAGAGATTATGATACTATTCAAACGAATCGCATATCGTAATTTTCTTTCTTCTGGAAATCAACCAACAGAAATAAAATTTACAGATACGCAAACTACTTTAATTGTCGGTGCTAATGGTTCTGGCAAGAGCACAATGCTTGATGCTCTTTGTTTTGGATTATTCAATAAAGCATTTCGTAAAATTACAAAAGGTCAATTAATCAATTCAACCAACGAAAAAGAATGTTTGGTTGAGATTGATTTTAGTATTGGAACAAAAGAATATAAAGTTAAACGAGGAATTAAACCAAATATTTTTGAAATTTGGATTGATGGTTCTCTACAAAATCAAGCAGCAGCATCGGCAGACCAACAAAAACAACTAGAAGATAGTATCTTAAAATTAAACTACAAATCATTTACTCAAATTGTAATTTTGGGGAGTGCTTCTTTTGTGCCTTTTATGCAATTATCTACGGCACATCGCAGGGAAGTTGTAGAAGATTTATTGGATATTAAAATCTTTTCTGCAATGAATGCGGTAATTAAAGATAGGATTAAAAATACAAATGATAAAATCAAAGAACTTTCTTTGAAGCAATCGATGACCGAAGAAAAGGTCGAGATGCAAAAAGAGTTTATTGAAAGCATTGAGAAAAGTGGTAAAGAAAATATAGAAAAGAAAAAAGATAAAATCACTTCTATTACCACTTATATTGACCAGTTAACGGCAGAGAACGTGCAGAAGGTAGAAGAAGTATCAAATACTCTTCAACCCCAGTTAGAGAACCTTCTGGATGCATCTAAGAAACTGAAACAACTTTCTAATTTAAAGGGTAAGATTTCCGAGAAAGTATCAAGTATTACAGAACAGCATAAGTTTTTTAATAATAATTCGGTATGCCCTACTTGCACCCAAACTATCGAAGAAGAATTCAGGTTAAATAAAGTTAGTGAATCTGAAACCAAAGCAAAGGAACTTCAGCAAGGTTATAATGAATTGAAAGAAGCAATTCAACAGGAGGAACAAAGAGAACGTGAATTCAATGTCGTTTCAAAAGAGATTGGGTCTTTAAATAATGAAATTTCTAACAACAATGTTAAAATTTCCCAACTTAATAAACAATCAAGAGACCTGGACCAGGAAATTCAAGACATTACCAAAAAAATTAAAAATAGAAATACTGAAAGAAAAGTATTAACTGAATTAGAAAAAACTTTAGATTTAATTCAAACTGAAAAGGCAAAAAATAAAGAAGATATTTCTTACTTTGATTTTACACATTCATTAATGAAAGATGGTGGAATCAAAGGAAAAATTATTAAGAAGTATCTTCCTCTTATGAATCAGCAGATTAATAAGTATCTGCAAATGATGGACTTCTTTATTAATTTTACTCTCGATGAAGAGTTTAATGAAAAAATCAAATCTCCTATTCACGAGGACTTCACATATGAAAGTTTTAGTGAAGGAGAGAAGATGAGAATTAATCTTGCGATTCTTTTTACTTGGAGAGAAATTGCAAGAATGAAAAATTCAGTCAATACCAATCTTCTTATTTTGGATGAAGTGTTTGATAGTTCTTTGGATTTTATGGGAACAGACTATTTTACAAAAATTATTAAGTATGTTATAAAAGATACTAATATATTTGTGATTTCGCATAAGACAGACGAATTGATTGATAAGTTTGATAGAGTTATAAAGTTTGATAAAATTAAAGGATTTAGTAAAATGGTTGACTGACCTTTGGTTTTTTGGTATGATTGGTGAAGGTAAATGTGCCTTATGACCTACACAACTTTTACTATTACTATGACTGAAAACACAAAT